GATTAAATATCATTTAACATTGGAATTTTCTGAATTACGCGATAAGTATACCGAAGATGGCACTTTGTTGCCGTATGATTCATCTGTCTGTTTTGGTCATAAGGGCCAAGGTATGGCAGCTGATCTATATTATAGTCAAGAATGGCTAGATTATTTATCGAATCTTTGTGGTCTTCCGCCATCATCTAGGACCGAAGTTAAGCAGCGTTATCATCCAGCGGACGCTGGTGGATTTTGGGTACATACCGACGCCACCACCAGAAATATTGCAGCTATTGGATATTTCAACAAAGGATGGAAGGCTTCTGATGGCGGGTTGCTACAATTATGGATGATAGACGACGCCGAATTGCCTGGTGCATATACTGTTGACTTGCCAACTGGCCGCATGGACTGTTTAGAAAACAGAACTCGTATTCGCACATCGACCCCAGGTGGCGGTTTTCCAGACAATAAACCACATGATTTGGTGTTAGTGGATCAAATCGTTCCGGTTTATAACCGTTTGTTCCTAGGCAATCTGATCGCGGCTCCAAGTTATCATAGCGTTTCTCCGAGTAATGGCCGCATTCGGCTAGGTTTCGTCCAATGGATTTTAAGCCCATGACAGACCATTCCAGAATAGGCAAGAGCAATGTTAGAAAAGGTAAGACTCTAGAGCGGAGAGTCGCCAATCTTTTTACAGATTTTACTGGGTTGGAATTTAGACGCAGACGGGTTGAAGGACGCGATGCGTCTGTGATCGAGCGTGAATCTACAGCTGATGTTATCCCAGTAAAAGGTGATATTATATTTAGTATTGAAGTGAAATCTGGACAATTTGGCAGTTTCGATGCAGTATTGGCGAACCCAGCCGGTACCATTTTTACAAAATGGTGGCATCAGACATGTTATGATGCCAAGCTGATGACTGAATTGTTTAAAAAAGATTACTTTCCATTCATGTTTTTTAAGTTCAACAGGAATTCTGATTGGGTTGCAATCAGCAAGAGAGCTTTTACGCTGTTGAAATGTGATAAACTAATACCATATTTCGATTTGGATTATTTTGACTATTGTGGTTTGATTACTCACAATGTTAGTCATACTGACAATCGTGCAAACGAAGTTCAGATCGGATTGCAGCTTGATGCGATTAGAATGATGCGTTGGCGTGATTTTATAAGTGCAGTCGATCCCAAATCTATCTTTAGATAGATTTAGGGAGATTATTTATGGGATGCGGATGCGGCCAAGGTAAGCCTAAAAGTATTAGGTCTCAGACGTTTGTCCCAAGTGCTGCCGCGAACCGTACGGTTACGCCGCAGAAAATTGAGAGAAGCTCATGTCGTAGGTGCAATGCTCCTACGATGAAAGTGATAGTCAGCCATAGAGAGAGGAATCAATGCACTTCTTGCAATTTGATACAATAGTTCAATTAGTGTTGATTGGTTTCGCTGTCGAGCGGATGACGGAAATAATAGTAGAATCTAAAATTTTTGAACCAATCAGAAGTGCGATTGCAAAGTGGGCGACTATCGATCCAACCAAAATAGATCCAGAGAAGCCTCTAGCTAGAGGCTTAGTGTTTAGGACGTATGTTAGTTATTTTATAAAATGTGGCTACTGTATGAGTGTTTGGGTGGGTGCTGCTGCTAGTATTTTCTACCCATTCCATTTATTCACTGTCGATACCACTTACGGTTTCGAAACGGCATCGAAATTGATCACTTTTATTGTCAATTTTGTAACTAGTGTATTGCTTTATCATGGGGCTGCTAATTGGATTCATGTACTTTTTAAGCGCCTTCAAGTAGGCGTTGTTGATGTGAAAGATATTAAAATCGTGGTTGAGGATACTAGAAATGTTTCCTGATAACGCATCGTTTTCTTCCGCTTCTGCGTTAGAATCTGCGATCGAGCGTGACAGCAGGCGTGGCAAACCGATTCCAGTTGTCAAAGTACAGACTGTCGAAGATATTAGGCGTTTATTAGCAGAATTTGATCCTTCTCGTGATCGTGGTGAATCTGTCGCCGAAGTTAAGGGAGATATTGTTGGAAATGTAGATGGAAAGTCTAAATCTATAACCGTTTCAGCGAAGAGTGTCGGTAAGACTAAAAGGCAGTTGCTAGTAGAAGCTATGGAGCACATTGCCGAAGCTATCAAGAACAGTGAGCGTGTTGCTGAGCCGGTTGAGATCAACGGTAAATTAGTACAGCCCGCTCAGATGCCTTTTGCACGTGCATACTCTTATATCGACCCAATGATTTCACAGTGGTTAGATGCGAAAAGAGACGGCACTATAATCTATTGGGATTTATCAGATGGCTACCGGTACAAATATGAACCAATTTCCCACAAGCTCACCAGGACCGATAGGCTCAAAACCATTTGAATTGCCGCCGCTGGCGCAATATAAGAGTTTAGATGAGTATTCTCCAGCATATTCCGATTATGTGGTATGGTCTGGATGGATTACTACCTGGCATGGGACAGTAGTGAATTATGATAAAGATACTGATGAATTACATATAATCTTCTCTAGTATCCCGTTTCTTCTCTTTACGATGAGTGATGAAGAGATGAAAAAGGAAACGAGGAAGATAAGTATGGGTAAGATTAAGTCTGCACCAAAAGGCATATGGGCGATACAACAACATGATTACACCAAAAACGCAAGTATCTGGTACATCTAGCCAGGTAGTCAAGTCAGAACCTATTGTTGATAACCGTCCACATCCAGCTTATCCGATGACAGTAGCCAGAGAAACGGCTGAACCGCTGCTCAAGGATCTTTTGTGTTACCATATAGAAGATTATGGTTACGATGGGATTAGCGTTTTGGTGGATAAAAAAGACGATAAATTCTTGGTAACATTCGCTGATTGGCATGGCACCAAGATCGAAATAGCAGATTCGAAATCTCGTTTGAAAGACCTAGCTGCTGAATTTTTGAACAATCATATCGCAAAGTTGATTAATATAATGAAGATGATACGTTTAAGTACGGCGATGTATTATTTTGCGATAAATTCTGAATCCGAATTCGTGCTAGTTGATGTGATGTTGAATCCGACAAAATTGTGTGGGCCTGGGATGGTACGCGACGTTTTTGGGACCACTTTTAAGACGCAGACGGTAAAAATGGTTGATAAATATAATCAAGATTTTGTAGATAACAACAGGAACTTAATCATTAAACCAAGTAGGTACCGCACTATTTTGGTAAATGGCATAGAAGTTCCATTATATATGAGAAACTGATGCCAGAATATATCAATCATAATGGGTATACAGTTCACCTGACTGGGCCTGATGGACGTATCATTAGGCTTGCTAGCCAACAGCGTATGACATTGTCTCCATTCTTCGAACAATATCGAGCCAGAGGGTTAATCAAATTAATTTCTGAGTCAAACAGATTCGCACCACAATCGAATGAACCTAGAAATATATTGCCGAAGCCTTCTACAAGGCCGGCGAGGGCAAATCAAGTTCCACGCTTAGAACGCACCATTAACATACAAAAAGAAACGCCAATTAAACGTCAGGCACCACCAGAATTGCCGTCACAAATTAGGCGCGACAATCAACAACAGCGTGTCAAAACAACCACTAATAAGCCTGTTGTAGGCAAGCAAATTCGTGGCGACGCAACAGAACAATTGAAGTTGTTGTTGCAATCGAATTCGTTCGCGATAAGCAATGATATTGGTGTTGGTGTTTTATCATATAATAGAGCCGCATCTCTTAGGCGTTGTATCTCAAGTATAATTGCTTATACGAATTTGTTGCGTACGACTGTGTTTATCAGCGACGATGGAAGTACAGATCCAGAGACTTTAGCTCTCTTGGATGAACTAGCTTTAGATGATAAGATAATCGTTATTAAAAATAAAGTCCGCCTTGGGATCGCAGGCAATACAAATCGACTTCTGCGATGCCTACAGCGATTTAAATACGGCTTATTGCTAAACGACGATGTCGAAGTTCTGGCTCATGGCTGGGATTCGTTTTATTTTGATGCGATGATTAAGACTGGTTATAGACACTTCATCCATCGTCAGCCTGGAATTTATGGTGCACAACTTGGCAAGCCATGCACAAAAGAAGGTGTATCTTTAACGGTAGTGGATGATAAACCACAAGGAGCGATCTTAGCTTTCAGCACAGAATGTATCAAAGAAGTGGGATATTTTGATGAATCATTTGGCTTGTATGGCATGGAACATGTTGATTGGTCGACTAAAGTGCATGAACATAACATGCAACCTATTGGTTTCTATGACGTTGTTGGGAGTTTAGATTATTTCCGGTTGCATGCGGAACAAAGTGTGGTTGATGATAGAAATAATCTCCTTAGACAAGCTCGAGAGAAATTTAATCAACGATCAAAGGCGTTTGCGCACCCATCAGCTAAAACGATTGTCGATTCGATTAGTGTGGTAATTCCATATAGAGAACTTCAGCGTAATAAATCGTTGAGTACTGTTATCAATAATATGAAGGCGCTAAGAATACCAGATGTAGAGATTGTACTAGTTGAACAGGATGAATCTTCGAAAGTGTCGGATATCGATTTGTCTACAGTGTCGCATTATTTTGTGCCAAATGGCGAAAAATCATTATTTAATAAGTCGATGGCGTTTAACAAGGGAGTGCATAAAGCGCTTCATAATAAAATATTGATGCATGATGCCGACATACTAACATGTATTGATTATGGTCCTGATATATTGAAAGTATTCAATACTAGTTCTGCTTTTCATATTGGACAGACGGTCTTATATGCTAATCCAGATGGTTCAAATACGATTAACAACAATCAAGCAGTTGAAGCAGTTCCGTGTGATAGAATAGTTGGGTATTTCGAGGGCGGTTCTTTAGCAGCGACCAAGTCGGCATACTGGTCAGTTGGTGGATTTAATGAAGCATTTTACGGTTATGGTTGCGAAGATTGTGACTTTTTTGCGCGTTTGGCTAGTCTGCCAGATTTTTTCAATACTCGTTCGCATAAATTTTTACATTTATGGCACCCTAGGGCTGAAAATTGGGATGAGCACCACGATGTAAATCGAGCGATTGAAAGAAAATTGTGTGCTACTCCAATGCACGAGCGGATAAACCAATTAAAATCAACAGCAGAGAAATACAATGAAAATATTAATTTGTCATAGACCAGGTGGCGCATTCGCATATATTTCAGATGGTTGGTTAAATGCTCTGATCGATGCTGGACACGTGGCAAAACGTTGGTCAGGCGTGGTCGATGAGTGGAACGAATTTGACCCAGATTTATACATTGGATGCAGTGGGCACCGCCAAGAAATTCCTGTAAATCGTCGTGCCTTAGTTGCTATTCATGTTAACCCCTATGGTCCAATAGACATTCCAGGTATAATGGAATCATCTGACTCAATCAGATGGGTACAGGAACAGAAACCAGATGCCGTGTTTGGGTATGGACATGAAAGCGATAGACAGCTTTGGAGCTACTGGGAAAGCAAAATAGGCACAAAATTCGTACCAATGGCTACCGCTGGCGACTTGACTATTTATAACGACTTAAACCTAAAACGCGATATCGATATTGTTTATGTGGGAGGACGATGGGGTTATAAAGCTAAAACAATCGATAGATTTTTATTGCCGATTCTAAGAAAGCACCGGTACTCATTGGCTGGGTGGGGAGATTGGCCTAGTTGGGTTAATGCTTATAAAATTGATGATAATGATGTTAATACTCTATTTAATAGAGGAAAAGTAGCCCCATGCATATCTGAACTACATACGCATACGCATGGTATTGATTTACCAGAACGTATGTGGAAAACATTATTAGCCGGTTGCTTACCGATCCATGATGCTGCGAAAGATTTAAATCGGTATCTACCAAGTATTCCTAACGCGGCCTCTCCTCAGATGTTTTCTGATCTCATAGCATATTATGTTAGTAATGATACAAAGAGGAATGAATTGATCAAACAATTAAGAAAAGAATTTTTTAACGGTGGGCATTCCTATCACCATAGGATTGCGAATCTTTTTTCAGTATTAGGACTAGATCCCGTAAGCTTGCTCATGCGAGCAACACAGAGGTGCTGATCATGAGCAGAATCTTTGGAAAATTCGTTGATGGTAGTGGTGTAAAAACTGGAATTATCGAGCACAAAAACGGGATTATTACTAAGGTCACTGAGGCAACTTCATCGCCTTTTAAGACCCATAGGTATGATCCAAAATCGTACACGATTTTTCCTGGATTTGTTGATCCATATGTTATGTGCTTTGAACCAAAAAAGAAAGATGAGACTAGATATCAAAAGTATGGTCTGACCAGCATTAGAAATATACCATGTGGAAGATTAAAGAACATAGGAGATGTTGCGCGTTTTAACACAGCCAAGGCCAAGCAATATGTTGTGGAATTGGCTTCTAATTATACGGAATATAATTTATCTGAAATCATTAAGCTGTTTGAGGCTTTTACTAATAGCAACGGTTTACATTGCACTTTTTTGCCAGAGTTGCAAAGCTCTCTTGAACGCTATGCAACTAATTTTACTAATGCTGATAAACATCCCCCAATTTGTGAGCACGAAGGACTCGACGTTATTTTGCCTATATGTGAGAAGTATTGGGTCAAGGCTGGAATTTTAATTTCTACATATGTTAGCTTGAAGAAATTGTATGGCTCATTTCAAAAAGGGTTTGTGTTTTATCCAATGATTTGTTTGCGTCATTTGGTTGATAACATCGATAAAGTTGATGATGATACTAAACCTGCTCTAAGAGATGAATCAACAAGACAAGCATTGCTTAAAAATGCGTTTTTGATGAATACTAGCATTTTTACAATGTTGTCTGATGTTGATGGTTTAAAACATTATCCTATTTATATTAAAAAATTGATTGACTTAGGTGTTTCTCTTGTTGATATTGCCAATGCAGCGAGTTTGTTGCCAAATGAATTCATCGGTAGAACTAATGCTGGAAAGATTCAACCGGGCTATGTTGCAGACTTTACTGTGTTCGATAACGATGGGGTTGTCGAGACGTACGTGAATGGTGAGCTGTGTAAATAGTCTTCTTTAGTATGTCCGGTCAAATTTATATCGGGGAAATTCCCGTGGTTCTTTAGTAAAGGAGTAGTGCGATGTCGGCTCAACCGGCCAACACCGATATTCAGGTGTTTCGTACGATCAGGTCGTATAGACAAGCACACCGGCACGAGTCAGTCGCAGCTCTGATTAAGAGACTGCGGCCCCTCGTTATGAGTGTGCCTGCTCACGAGATCCTGGTCGAAGTCAAGTCTCGTGATACCAGTGTGAAGGACTTCTCTTCCTATATGGGTGAAGCTCGTCACACCGCTACTCGCGGCTTCCCAATTGTGATCGGCCTCAAGGCTCAAGTCAGCCTGGCTAATGCTCAGACCAACATCCCCGATGTTGACTTTGCATTCCAGATTGGCGGCGACAAGTTCCTAACGAACACTGTCGCAGGTCTGACCGGTGACTTGCATCAAGACGCTCGTGATCTGAGCGCCGACCTCTAATAGAGTTTGATGCGTAAAGTGCAGGGGGAGGTCACAATGACCTCCCCCTTGCTGTATACTGGTAATCCTTCGCAGGTCAAAGTTAAGTAAACGAGGGCGTAACCATGCGTTGGATTCCATTCACGGTTCATGTTAAAATAATCCCCGAATCACCAGGGAAGCGATTTGAATACATCAGAAGTATGCAAAAATGCGCATATCTGCTGTATGAAGAATTAAAGACAAATAGTAGCATTAATCTTGCTGATGGCGGTGGCGGTCAGCAATTCAACACCAGCAATGGAGGAAGTATTGGTAATAGTGCACTAGTAAAAGGTATGGCTGTTAAACCGCAAATCGGCGAAACTCCGGCTCAGCTAATGATTACCGGATTTTACGATAACAATAGCTCCACTAACGCATTGCCTCAGCCCAGCTTGCAGCGGATTAGCGGCGGAGAAGTTTATTCTGGCAATGTAGCTGCCCCAGCTGAAAATAAGCCAAACACTTGGGTAGACAATGATGTCTATAATTTAAAGGGTCTGATTGAGACTGCTATTTCCAACAGTGTTCCAGCCGGTTTTCTAGCCAAAATCTTCAGGCTAGAATATTCAGGTGTGGTATATGGCGATAGAGGCTACCATTTTCCACTAACGGCAGTCTAATATGGCAATCATCGGACCAGCCGACTTACCATCAATATTAAAAGTTCGCTCAGAACCGATGAAAAAGTACGTTCTGAGCAAACTTGGGCATCCACATGTCCTAGTTGAACTGACTGAAGATCAATGGGAAACAATTTACCGCGTTGCCGGTGACTTCATTGCCGGTTATTTTCCTCGTGAGCAACGCTTGGCTGTTTTTTACACTAATCCACTTCAAAGTACCTATCCGTTGCCGGCAGATGCATATTGGGTCCAACAGGTAAATTGGGATCCAGTAACAACTAGAATCGACGATGTATTCGGTGCTGAAAGTTTCTTGTTCAACATCGGAAATATTAGCGGCATTCAAAATATATTGACTGATTATCACCTGCTACAATCGTACAGGAAGTTTTCGCAGAAAGTGCTAGGTTCAGAAGGTCACTGGGAAGTTATAAACGAAGTCGAAGGGAATGGTGAAGGCGATTCCTTGTCGGCAAAAGATCAATTGATCAGGTTATATCCTACACCTAAGGGTGCGTTTCCAGTTGTTGTTCTTTATCTGCCAGTTATCAATCATTTCCGTAGTCCTCAAGCGCGGCAATTGACTTATGATTTGATGCTCGCAGAAGCCCGTATTGCTCTTGGAAATGCGAGGCGGAAAATAAATGGCTTGCCGACTCCAGATGGTGGATCGATAAGCTATGATGGTGGTGATTTGATTTCTGAAGGCGAAGAAGCCAAGAAAAATATCCTAGAGCAGGCTGTCCAGCTTGGTGAACCCATGGGTTTTTGGCTTTGGTGATTGAATTCAAAATCAATTTTTAACTAATTCTTTAATATAATCGCAAATTTAAAGTGCTCGCATTCTATCGGTTAAGATAGTATGCATTTCTATTTGTATGACTAACCTCAATGGATACTCCTAATGTGAACGATATAGAAATAAGCCTGCAATTAGAAGTAAAACCTGGTAACAAAATCCTTGTTCCAGGATGTGAGCCTACGTCTGCAATGAGTTCTAGGACGCTAAGTGTATACTTACAGAAATCAGGACGATGCAAGCATGCTTTGGTGCCATTGCAAGCGGCATTAGACGCTATTCCAGGCTCATATGTGAAAGTGGCCAACAATTTTAATCGCGGGAATCAGCGTCAACGATGGTTTGTACTGCCTAGTGTGTCTCCAGAATGTCCATGCGATCAATATCCTGATTGGTATGAAGTTCTTAGAAGTTTAGCCGTCGATGAAGCACCGGTGACTGAAGAATTTGATCAATGCAACACTGTTGGCATGGGATTTTGTCCATCACCTGATTTTGTTGAGCACGATAAGCCAAGTGTGAATTATGTGTCGGAGGGTGGATTCCCGCCTGGGGTTGGCGTTCTACCACCAGTCCCGTCGTGGAGTATCAAATGAATAAGTATTCCATCGGCGAAACGATTGGCGATGTGAGCCCAGTTGTTTATGACGCTTTGATCACATCGTATCAGAGTGATGTTGAACAAGAATCTTCAGCATTGTCTATCTATAATCCTAGCAATCCAGAAATTCTAACAGCTAGGGCTCTAGCTGACGAAATGATTAATATCAGTGGTGCTGAAGTAAAAGTTTATCTTCGCACTGATAATGCCGATTTTGACGCTGTGTGGGATGAAGACCCAGACCCAACATATTGGGACATGGTAGTAATGAAGGCTTATTTTAAGCCTGATTCGATACAGTCTGAACTAAAGGAATGGGGCATCGATACGCTTAACAAAACCGAAGTGATCTTCAGCCATAGACAATTGTATGAGAAATTCGGCGAGAGAATGCTAAGACCAGGTGACGTGCTCAAATTGCCTTATAATGCAGTGAGCAAGTCATTATCACCAACTACATATCGCATTGTAAATGCTACGCCGAGTGGCAATTTTAAGTACACTTGGCTTTATTTTACATGCTCTGTTGAATCCATCACCCAAGACGTCACTGTTAAGCCGACACAAGATGTCCAGCCTAACGATGATGAAGAAAGGGGTACATTCTATGAGAGCCACTGATAAAACAGCTGATCAAATCAAGCTAATTATGCAGCTTAAGCATCGGCAAATGTTGAATGCTATTCAAGACGATCTTGAAAAGCAATTCAAAAAGCTTCCAAATGATGATAATAAGAGCACACAATGGGAACTGAAAGACATCAATGAAGTGCGTCTACCACATGTGACGCAGGAGACTTTAGTATATTCTAAAAGCATAGATCCGGCTGTTGTTAACGCTGACGAAGAATATGATGCAGTTACTCAAGCGTTCGAACACGCCACGCGTAAAGAGAACATTATAAAGCTGTTGAAGTAAGGGGCGAGTAAGGATGCCAATCCATAATTTCGACGCTGATTTTACAGTAAGGCCAGAGCCATTACCGAATATTCCGGTTGGTTTGCCTTCTGATCCGTCCATGTATCAGACTGCCCACAGCGAAGGTGGCAGAGTATTCTTGGATGGTTCAGATGCATCCGCACGTACTGCTTATGTTCAAGAATTTACGACTTCTGGTTTCAGATGTCTTGATGAATCTGTTAAGCATTATTGGACCGGCATCAGAGTGCCCACAAAGGACAGTTATAGATTATTAAGAGTTAAAATTGCAGGTGGTGATAAGAGCCTTTTGGTTTGGGCAGATGATCTGAAAGAAGGTCGAGCACGTCTGCCTGTGGCTTCTATTAGTCGTACAAGTCATGAGTTCATGCCTGAAAAGTATAGTCCGACTTATTTTCCTATGACTTATCGCCATTTGAATACTGAAAAATCATTGGCCGCACAGGTGTTCAGGCCTGTTCCTTATCTTGTTTCTTATGAAATGACGATTTGGACTGAACGCAAACGTGATATTGAACACATCATGTATCAGATTTTAACCCGATTTAATCCGATAGTTGAATACCGCATGTTTGATGGACATCTAAGAGGTAGCGTTTATTTGCGATATAAAGGTATGTCTGATACGAGTGACAAAGAAGTCAGTCATGATACTCATGCGAATGTCAAATATGAATTGAATTTTGATGCTGAGGCTTGGTTGCCATTGCCTGAACGGGTCGTTCCGACTGTCAGAGGTGTGGTAACCGCTCTGCGCGAAGTTCCGGGAAGGATCATGGCACAAGATCGAATTGATCCTTCTGCGGGTAACGATGTCGGTTTGATGCTAGGGAATAATAGCGTAGTTCCGTTACGGACTTTCTTTTGATAAAACATATCCTAGGAGGATACGATGGCTGATAACACGATTAAGGTTTATAACACCAGTGGTCAGTTGATTAGGTTACAACTTAGGCCGCCTGGTGGTGAATTTTATTCAACCGAGCAGCAAGTCGGGATCAGCCCAGGACAAGTGGTATCGCTGCCTAAGAGCCACGTCCTTAAAGAGCAAATCGAGAACTTGCAACGTCGTCAGATGCTTCAGGTTCTATACGATAGCGAAAAGTAAGGGCAAATATATTTTAATTTGACGGAGAGACACACATGGCAGTATATCTTAGCCCCGGCGTTTACCCACGTGAAATTGACCTGAGTGCACTCCCAGCTGCTGTGGGTCCTCTCCGTCCTGCTTTCATAGGCACCGCTAAAAAGGGGCCATTGAACAAGCCGACGTTAATTTCGTCTGCGCAGCAGGCTATTGACACTTTTGGTGAACCATTCACAGATAGTTACTTGATGTACTCCGTTCTTGGGTACCTCGAGGAAGGAAATAATTGCTATGTTACCCGCGTCGGTATCGAAGACCGAGAAGGTCTCGACGATGCTTTGGCCGAAGTTGCCATTGACACAAGTGGTAATAGGGGTGCCGGTTGGGGTCGCATCCCATTGTTCAGCGGAATCGATTACGGTCGGTTGAACTTGCGAGTTCCGACCGCTGACAATCCTGTGACATTCCATGCTAGTTCTATTTACGACATCAACTACAGCGACGCATCGGTCAGCACTACCGATGGACCGACCACTGCAACGCTAGACGTCGCAGGCACTTACACTGGTGCCATCGACGACAGTTATTTGCTTGTAATTACAAGTCCTCCTGCTGGTAGCGATGCCCAGAAAGTTGCTGGTGCAGGGTACGCAATCTACCGCAACAGCGACGGTGTGATTACCAACGAAGGATACTTGGAAGACGGTAATTCTGATGGTATCAGCGAGTATATCACCATTGGTGATGGCATCAGCGTGAGGGTTAACGTCTCCGCTGGCGTGCTAGAAACCAATGACAGCTTTAGTTTCAAAGTCCGCCCCGACAACCGAGATTTCTCGGTTAGCGTAGAAGGTGGTGTTGACAACACTTACAC